GCTGGCGGCGATGCCCAAGGCCACGCAGCGGCTGCTGGACGATGCCTCGTTCGACCTGGAAAGCTGGCTGGCCGAGCGCATCGCCGAGAAATTCGCCCGTGCGGAATCGGCGGCGTTCATCAATGGCAACGGCATGGACAAGCCGCGGGGGCTGCTGAACTATCCCACCGCGTCGAACGCCACCGCCACTGACGGCACTATCGGGATGATCAATACCGGCGCAGCGGGCGATTTCGCCGGCAGCGCGCCGGCGAATGCGCTGATCGACCTGGTTTATGCGCTGGAGGCGGGCTACCGGGCCAATGCCTCGTTCCTGATGAACAGCCGCGTGGCCGGGATGATCCGGCGGATGCGCGACGGCGACGGGCGTTATCTGTGGGCCGACGGGCTGGCCGCGGGCGAGCCGGCGCGGCTGTTGGGGTATCCGGTGCTGGTCTGCGAGGACATGCCCAACCCCGCCGCCGGGTCCAAGTCGGTGGCCTTTGGCGATTTCCGCCGCGCCTATACCGTGGCCGAGCGTCCCGAGCTGCGCATCCTGCGCGACCCGTATTCGGCCAAGCCGCATGTGCTGTTCTATGCGACCAAGCGCGTGGGCGGCGGTGTCGTCGATACCCGTGCCGTCAAGCTGCTGACCTTCGCCGCCTGATCGTGGCGAGGAGGGGCCGCGGTGCCGGCCGCCGGAGACGGTGGCACAATCACTGTCCGCGCGGGCCGTGGCCGGCGGACGCGCCGCGGCCCCGACATCTTTCACCAGCGGCTGCTTTCGGAACGGGAGGTTTCAGGAATGTTGCTCGTCGAGGAAACCGCTCCGGCACAGGCGGCGCTGCCGGTTGCCGGATTGCGCAATCATCTGCGGATGGGATCGGGGTTCGAACTGGTCGAGGACGCGACCGAGGATGCGGCGCTGGCGGGGTTTCTGCGCGCCGCCATTGCGACGGTCGAGGCGCGCACCGGCAAGGTGCTGTTGACGCGGGTGTTCCGGCTGCGGCTGGAGGACTGGCGTGATTCCATGGGCCAGCCGCTGCCACTGGCCCCGGCGCTGTCGGTCGAGTCGGTCGAACTGACCGACCGCGCGGGCGCGGTGACGCCGGTTCCGCCCGCGCGCTGGCGGCTGGTGCCGGACAACCAGCGCCCGGTGCTGGCGCCGGTGGCGGGCAGCCTGCCCTCGGTTCCCGCGGGCGGGCATGTCACGGTGCGCTTTACCGCCGGGTTCGGGACCGGCTGGGACGACGTGCCCGCCGATCTGGCGCAGGCGGTGATGATGCTGGCTGCGCGTTATTACGAGGACCGCGGCTTTGACGGCAGCCAGCTGGCGCTGCCGCATGGGGTCAGCGCGCTGATCGACCGCTGGCGGGCGGTGCGCACCCTGGCCGGGCGCGGCGGCTTCGGGAGGCGGGCATGAGCGCGCCCCGGATGCTGCATCCGCTGATGCTGGAATCGCCCGAGCGGGTGGCCGACGGCATGGGTGGCTATCGGATGATCTGGCATTCGCTGGGCATCGTCCACGCGCGGATGCGGGCCGGCGTGGGTTCTGAGCGCGCGGGCGAGGTCGGCGCGGAAAGCGTGGTGCGCTGGCGCATCACGCTGCGTGCCGCGCGCGAGGGGGATCCGAGGCGCCCTCGGCCAGAACAGCGGTTCCGCATGGGATCGCGGGTGTTTCGCATCGACGCCGTGGCCGAGGCGGATGCCGCGGGGTTGTGGCTCGACTGTCTGGCCAGAGAGGTGAGGGTGGCATGAATTTTCATGTGTCAGCAGAATTGCAGACGGCAGTTTATCGGGCGCTGCGCGACAGCGAGGCGCTGGCGGCGCTGGTGGGGGACGCGATCTATGACGCGCTGCCGGTCAGCCCGCCCGCCGGCACCCATGTCGCGATCGGCCCCGAGGATGTGGCGGATGCGGGCGACATGACCGGCGGCGGCGCGCGGCATGATTTCACCGTCTCGGTCCTGTCGGGGGCCGAGGACACCGGCGGTTTCGCCCCGGTCAAGGCGGCGGCGGCCGCGGTGGTCGCGGCGCTGGAGGATGGCGCGGTGACGCTGGGGGACAGGCATCTGGTCGGTTTGTGGTTCCTGCGCGCCCGGGCGCGCAGGGCCGGGGTGGGCGCAGGGCGCCGCGTGGATCTGACGTTTCGCGCACGCATCGACCTGGGCCTGAAGGTGGCATGAGGAGAGTGGCATGACGGTTCAGAACGGGCGCGACCTGCTGATCAAGATGGACATGACCGGCGACGGCAGTTTCGAGACGGTGGCGGGTCTGCGCGCCACGCGGCTGGCGTTCAACGCCGAGACGGTGGACGTGACCTCGATGGGCAGCGCCGGGGGCTGGCGCGAGCTTTTGGGGGGCGCGGGGGTGCGGTCGGCCTCGATTTCGGGTTCGGGGGTGTTTCGCGACGAGGCGACCGATGCCCGCGCGCGGCAGGCGTTCTTTGACGCCGAGGTGCCGCGGTTCCAGGTGGTGATCCCCGGCTTCGGCCGCGTCGAGGGGCCGTTCCAGATCACCGGGCTGGAATACGCCGGCAGCTACAACGGCGAGGCGAGTTACGAGCTGTCTCTGGCCTCGGCCGGGGTGCTGGCGTTCGTGGCCGAGCCGGGGATGGGCGAGGATGCCGGGGATGGCGCCGGCGAGGGCGATCCGGGCGACGGCGTTTCGGGCGATGGCGGAGAGGACGAGGGGGAGGCGCCATGAGCGTGAACCCGCATCGTGGCGAGGTCGCGGTGGTGCTGGACGGGCAGCACCACCGCGCGCGGCTGACGCTGGGGGCGCTGGCCTCGCTTGAGGCGGCGCTGGGCGCGGGCAGCCTGGTCGAGGTGATCGAGCGCTTCGAGGCGGGGCGGTTTTCCAGCCGCGACGTGATGGCGGTTCTGGTCGCCGGGCTGCGCGGCGGCGGCTGGCAGGGGGCGGACCCGGACCTGCTGACGGCCGAGATCGAGGGCGGCCCGGTCGCTGCCGCCCGCGCCGCGGCCGAGCTGATCGCCCGCGCGTTCCGACTGCCGGAATGAGCGGGCGGGGGCTGGACTGGGCCGGGCTGATGCGGGCGGGGCTGCACGGGTTGCGGCTGCGCCCGGCAGAGTTCTGGGCGCTGACCCCGGCCGAGCTGGCGCTGATGCTGGGGGTCGAGCCGGGTGCCGGGGCAGGTGCGATGACCCGCAGGGGCCTGGGCGAATTGATGGCGCGGTTCCCTGACGGTTCCGCGGTCGAACCGGGGGAAATGGATGATGGACACAGACGGATTTGAGCAGCTGGACGAGCGGCTGGAGCAGTCGGGGCGGATGACCGCCACGTTCGAGGCGGAGCTGGCGCGGCTGGGGCAGGCGATGGGGCAGACCGGGCGCGAGGTATCGTCGCTGACCGCAGGGTTCGGGGGCGGGCTGCGGCGCGCGTTCGACGGGCTGGTGTTCGACGGGGCGAAGCTGTCGGACGCGCTGAAGTCGGTGGCGCGCAGCATGGCGGATACGGTGTTTTCCGTGGCGATGCGGCCGGTGCAGAACGCGGTCGCGGGTGCCTTGGCCGAAGGGGTGAGCGGGTTTGTCGCCGGGGCGTTGCCCTTTGCGCAAGGGGGCGCGTTCACGCAGGGCCGGGTGATGCCGTTCGCGCAAGGGGGCATCGTCAGCCAGCCCACGCATTTCCCGATGCGCGGCGGCGTCGGGCTGATGGGAGAGGCCGGGCCCGAAGCGATCATGCCGCTGCGCCGTGGCCCCGACGGGCGGCTGGGGGTTGCCTCGGCAGGCGGTGGCGGGCGGCCGGTGAACGTGACCTTCAACGTCTCGACCCCCGATGTGGCGGGATTCCAGCGCAGCCAGGGGCAGATTGCGGCGCGGCTGGGGCGGGTGCTGGCGCGGGGCGAGCGGCACGGGTGATCGCAAGGGGGCTTTGCCCCCGCCGGCTGCGCCGGCCCCCCCAGGATATTTGGATGATGAAGAAGCCGGGGGTCTGCGGCCCCGGTGGCGGCTGCGGAAAGGTGGCATCATGGCATTTCACGAGATCCGGTTTCCGGCGGATCTGTCCTTCGGGTCCATGGGCGGGCCGGAGCGGCGGACCGAAATCGTCGCGCTGACCAACGGGTTTGAAGAGCGCAACAGCCCCTGGGCGCATTCGCGCCGCCGCTATGACGCGGGTGTGGGGCTGCGCAGCCTGGACGACATGGCGGCATTGATCGCGTTTTTCGAGGCGCGGGCCGGGCAGTTGCACGGGTTTCGCTGGAAGGACTGGGCGGATTACAAATCCTGCGCGCCCAGCGGCGTGGTGGGGCCGGGGGACCAGTTGATCGGTACCGGCGACGGGCTGCGGGTCGAGTTCGGGTTGCGGAAGCTGTATCGCTCTGGGAGCGAGGGATATCTGCGGCCGATCACCAAGCCGGTGGCGGGGACGGTGCGCGTCGCCGTGGGCGGGGTCGAGCGGTTCGAGGGGCAGGATTACGACCTTGACCATGCCACGGGCGTGGTGGTGCTGCGCCGTGCGCCGATGATGGAGGCGCCGGTCACCGCCGGGTTCGAGTTCGACGTGCCGGTGCGCTTTGACACGGACCGGATCGCGGTGTCGGTGGCCTCGTTCCAGGCGGGCGACGTGCCGCAGGTTCCGGTGGTGGAGCTGCGGCTGTGAGCGCGGCGACGACGATCGCGCGGGCCTGGGCGGTGCTGCGCGCCGACGGGCTGTGCCTGGGGTTCACCGACCACGACAGGGCGCTGGAGTTCGAGGGCATCCGTTTCCAGCCCCAGGCCGGGATGAGCGCGCAGGCGCTGGTTCAGGGGCTGGGGTTGGCGGTGGACAATACCGAGGTTCAGGGGGCGCTGTCCTCGGACGCGATCACGCTTGAGGATCTGGCGGCGGGGCGCTGGGACGGGGCCGAGGTGCGGCTGTGGGAGGTGGACTGGTGCGATGTCGCGCAGCGGCGGCTGCTGTTTCGCGGCGGCTTGGGCGAGGTGGTGTTTGCCGGGGGCGCCTATCGCGCCGAGTTGCGCGGGCTGTCCGAGGCGCTGAACCGGTCGCAGGGGCGGGTGTTCCATGCGCGCTGCTCGGCGATGCTGGGCGACGGGCAGTGCCGGTTCGACCTGTCGCGCGAGGGGTATTCGGCCGAGGGCGAGGTTGCGGCGGTATCCGAGGGCGGGGCGCGGTTGGAGCTGTCGGGGGTCGGCCCCCACGCGGCGGGCTGGTTCGAGCATGGGCGGGTCGAGTTTCTGGACGGGCCGGCTGCGGGGTTGTCGGGGGTGGTCAAGATCGACCGTGTGGCCGGGGACGTCCGCGAGGTCGAGCTGTGGGCGGCGCCGGGGGCGGTGCCGCGCGTGGGCGACCGGCTGCGGCTGCGGGCGGGCTGTGACAAGCAGGCGGCGACCTGTCAGGGGAAGTTCCTGAACTTCCTGAATTTTCGAGGGTTTCCCGAGTTGCCGCCCGAGGATTGGCTGATGGCGCCGCAGGTGGCTCGGGGGCGGCGATGACGGTGGGTCTGCGGGCGGTCGAGATCGCGCGGGGCTGGATCGGGACGCCCTATGTGCATCAGGGCTCGGCCAAGGGGGCGGGGGCGGATTGCCTGGGACTGATCCGCGGCGTCTGGCGCGAGCTTTACGGGACCGAGCCAGAGCGGCCGCCGCCCTATACCGCCGATTGGGGCGAGATCGGGGGCACGGGTCAGGGGCCGCTGCTGGCGGCGGCGTTGCGTAACCTGGTGGCGGCCGGTGCGGAGAGCGGGCCGGGTGAGGTGCTGCTGTTTCGGATGCGCGCGGGCGCGGTGGCCAAGCATCTGGGGATTCTGGCGTCTGGCGGCGACAGTTTCATCCATGCCTATGAGCGGCACGGGGTGGTGGAAAGCCCGCTGTCGGCCCCGTGGCGGGCGCGGATCGTGGCGCGGTTTTTCTGGCCCGCATCTTAACGACAGCGCGCGGCAAAAGCAGATTGGGGACAGGCGATGGCGACGATTCTACTGGCGGCGGCGGGGGCCTCGATCGGGGCGGGGTTCGGCGGCACGGTGTTGGGGCTGACGGGCGCGGTGATCGGGCGCGCGGTGGGCGCCACGGTGGGGCGGGTGATCGACCAGCGGCTGCTGGGCGGGGGCGCGCGCTCGGTCGAGACGGGGCGCATCGACCGGCTGCGGCTGCAGACGGCGGGCGAGGGCGCGCCGATCCCGCGGATCTGGGGGCAGATGCGGGTGCCGGGGCATGTGATCTGGGCCTCAAAGCTGGTCGAGGTGCGGCGCAGCCATGACGCGGGCGGCAAGGGCGGCGGGCAGCGGGTGACGGAGATCGGCTATCGGCTGAGCCTGGCGGTGGCGCTGTGCGAGGGCGCGATCAGGGGTGTCGGGCGCATCTGGGCGGATGGCGAGGAAATCGACCCCTCGGCGCTGAACATGCGGGTCTATCCGGGGGACGAGACGCAGCTGCCCGACCCGGCGGTGGCCGCACATGAGGGCGAGGCCGCGCCCGCCTGGCGGGGCACGGCCTATGTCGTGTTCGAGGATCTGGCGCTGGAGCGCTGGGGCAACCGCGTGCCGCAGCTGAGTTTCGAGGTCACGCGCGGCGTGGCGGGGGCGCATTCGCTGGCCGATAACGTGCGCGCGGTGGCGATGATCCCGGGCACGGGGGAATATGCGCTGGCGACGCGGCAGGTCTCGCACGATCTGGGA